CCATTTGGTGGAGCGCAGATGATCGAAAAAGTTACACGTAAGCCTAAGGATTCGCTTAAATTCGTTCTAGAACAGTCTGGATATTATGACTTGTGTCGAAAAGACGAAGTTGATTTGAAAAAAGTTGATGAATTGGTTAAGGCTGGAATGATTGACAAGCAAATTATTGATCTCAACGTTGAAACAACCAATTCATTGTATTTAAAAGTAAAGAAATAATGAAGAAAAATCAATTAAATGTGGCTTATAAGTGCCACGATAACCGTTCACTTTACGATATATAGAGTAGAGGGCGTCATAAACGGCGCCCAGAAGGAGGAGTTTCGGAGTGCCGTTACCGAAAAATAATCTACTATTCGGCTTTGAACCGAAGCTAACGGAAGAACAACGCGTTTATGTAAACTCTATTTTCGACAATCAACTTACAATCGTTAACGCAAAAAGTGGAACAGGGAAAACAACACTTGCAGTCGCTTGCGCTAAAATCATCGGAAAGCCACTTGCTTATGTATTTGCTCCTGTGCAAGAAAAAGCAATGGGCTACCGTCCTGGGAGTCAAGCTGAAAAAGAACGTGAATACCTACAGCCGTTAAAGGATGCGCTACTTGAAATCAATGAACCGCCAGAAAAAGTTATATTTAGTGTCGAGAATATTGACGCGCAAAAGGCCGGTCATGTTTGGGTTTATCCAATGAGTCATATATTTGCTCGAGGAATTAATATCAAAGATAAAACGGTTATTATCTCGGAAAGTCAAAACTTTACACGTGGTGAGTTAAAAAAGGTTTTATCTCGCATTCACGACAGCTGTACGGTGATTATGGAAGAACATACAGGACAGTGCGATTTACCGGATCAGCGCAAGTCGGGATTCGCTCCATATATCGAACATTTCAAAAATGAACCGTACTGTCGAGTCGTGGAACTGACGAAAAATTTCCGTGGACGCTTAGCGCAACACGCAGATGAATTGGTTTGGTAAACAAACGAGGAGGAGAAATGAATGACTAACAATTTAGATGTTAAAATCAAACGCCTACATTCTGACGCAGTAATTCCGGCATATGCCCACGAAACAGATGCTGGTTTCGATTTAATCGCAGTCAAAGATGTTACCGTCGAGCCTGGTGCCACTGTCAAGGTACCGACTGGGCTAGCGTTTGAACTTCCGGTCGACTACGAATTGCAGATTCGACCGCGCTCCGGCATTACGTCGAAAACAAAGCTTCGGGTGCAACTTGGCACGGTAGACGCAGGCTATCGTGGAGAAGTGAGCGTGATTGTCGATAACACCGCGGAAAATGCGTACGAAAACGTGGCGCAGTATTTAACGTATGTTGACGGAATTGACTACCGGACAAATGGCGATCTATACCCGAACGATACGTATTTAATACGAAAAGGTGATCGCATCGCACAAGGTGTCATTGCGCCGGTATCACACGTAACATTTTCCGAAGTAGACAATTTAGAGGAAAGTGATCGCGGTGCAAATGGATTCGGCAGCTCGGGCGTATGACGCTCCTATGCCGTTTCCCTGGCCAAGGCTTCAATTCACTTATCAATACGATAATGAAAGAATAGGTTGCTATTTTTTCCTATAACCACTTAAAATATCGTTGTAAACTTCTTTGTAACTTTTTTTCTTTTTTGACCAAAAAAATGGTTGACTTGGTTATGAGAACAAGTTACAATATTAATAGATTCATTAATAAAATTTTAGGAGGAAATCAAGAGATGACAAACCAACAACGTCCCGAATTCAAACCAGGATTTCGCTACCAAAACATTGGAAATATTGTAGGCACACTAAACTATGCCCGTGAATTGAGAAGAAAAGATGGATCCGCATACGGTTGGGAATTTTTGATTAATGCCCGCGGATTCGGTTCTGTTAACGTTCGCATTCCAATTATGCACCGCGCTCAAAACTCGTTCGACAATTTCCCTGTTTCAGAAAGACCACGGGTTCGGGCAGGATTGACTCGTATTGAACAATTCACTTCTGAAAAAGGAAAAACGTACACAAGTGCAACTACGTTCGTTGAATTAAGTGAAGCATTGACTGTTTCAGGTGAAGAAATGAAAGATAACATTGCTGGCCGTATCGCAGGAGAAATTTATAATATCCAGCAAATTCAAGGCGAAAACGGACCGGCTTTGAGATTTAACATCATAACTTACCCTGTTGACAAAAACAATGAAAATGAACGTGCTAAATATAGTGATGGTACTCCGGTTGACCCGCAAGTACTTACGTTGGAAGCACATGATCCGCAAATTATCGCACAGTTGCAACAAACAGTTAGACAAGGTTCTAATATTGAAGTCGGATATAAATATTTTAATAAGTCTAATGTCAAATATGATGAATATGGATTCGCCATCAACGATAAAGACAGTGTTATTGAACGTTTAGAAGTCGGAAAAGTTGTCGTACATGGTGCTCCAAGGGATCAAGGGAACGGATTTGGTAACCAACAAGGTGGATTTGGAATTCAACAAAACGGGTTCGGAAATATGCAACAGCCAGCTCAACAGCCTGTATTCAACCAACAACCGCAGCAAGGTCAGGTCGGCTTCGGCGATCCTAACCAATATCAATTGCCTAATAACCAATATCCATTCTCTAATGATTTTAATCCAAACCAACAGCAAGGTACTGGTAACGAAAATCCATTCGCCGGTGCTCAAGAATTGCAACAAGGTTCGCCGGACTTTGAAGAAGCACAACGCGTGTTTGGAAACAATAATCAAAATCACGGATTCGGTTTCGGCCAGTAATATTATCTCTGGGAGGCGGTAGCTTTATACCCCTCCCCTACCAATCAATTCATAAGCAAAAAAGTATAAAGGAAACAATTTTACAACAATAGGAGTGTGTTAATGATGAATCTATTATCAAAGATAAAGAAAGCTGGTTCTGGAGAAACATATTTAAAGGTTCTGTTGACAGGTGCTTCTGGATCAGGCAAAACAACCTCGATAGTTTACGGTTGCCCTAAACCTGCGCTTGTCATTGATCTTGAAGATGGGACAGACCAATATGGGAAGGTTGCCGACTTCGACGTTTTCCATTCCACTAATCACAACGAGATTCTTGAACTCACTAGAGAATTACTTCAATTACAAGCACAAGGAAAAGAACTTCCATACAAGTCTATTGCTGTTGATTCAGGGACTGTTCTTTATAATAGCATAAAAAAATATTTCATCAAGCAGTTTGCTATTTCAGAAGGAAACCCGGATAAATTCAAATTAGAAGCAACTGAATATGACGCACCAAAAAACATTTATTACGAGATTATACAAAATTTAAAATCACTGAAAACCAACTTATTTATCACGGCTCATGCAACTGATAATTATTTAAAAGGTTCTTTCATGCAAATTGACCCTTCTAACCCGATTAAACCTGATATTGAAAAACGTACAGTCCACGAATTGGATGTGCATATCATTCTTAAGCAGGTAGGGAAAAGATATAAAGCTGAAGTTAAAAAATCTCGACTCGTTGACAAAGATGGAAACAACCTACTCCCTGCTGCGATTGATAATTTCGATAACCGTAAGTTAATTCCTATGTTGATTGAGTTGGCTAACAAAGACAAAGGTTTTATTGAAAACAAACCGGAAATTAAAAACGTTATTCGCACAGATGGCGAACTTTCTAATATTGTCGATGAGATTCTTGAAATTGCCAACAACCACTTGCGTATGCCGCCAAATGAAGCTGCTCAAGTTGTTTCACAAGTTACAAATGGGAAAACTCAATCCCCATACCAGCTAACAAAAGACGAAGCAATGGCTGTTTTATCGGCTTTTAAAAACATTCGAGATACGCATATGAACGCAGAATAACCAACAAACCAAACAATAGGAGTGATAACTATGTCAAAAACCGTTGAAATGTACGCGGATGGATACTTAATTTCAGATATTATGGATGAATTGCTTTTCGATACAGAAGAAGAAGTTATCAATGAATTGCTTAAATTTAAATATGAGTCAAGAATTTCTAGCTCAACGAAACGACTTAACCTTAACGATGAATTCAAAGACGTTATCGTTCACCGTTACGAATCGGGTTTTTCGATTTATTCTATTTCGAAAGACTTGCATATGGGTAAATCAACGATTCATGGGATCCTCAAGAAAGCCGGCGTGACGATTCATCAGAAAGGAAACGAAAGAAGCAAATATTACGTTAAGATTGATTGGGACAGATTTGATTGCTGCCCTAACTGTAACAGCAAAAAAGACGTTCGTTTCCTTGGCTTACATCATGAGTCGGAATATAAAAACGGAATACAAAATCACTCCTATTGTTTAAATTGTGGAACAGAATGGTATAAAACTGGCAAGGAAGTTAGAAAAATTTTATGGCATGAAATCAGTTAACTATACAGAAAGAAAGTAATGAAGTTTATTATAAAATATGGTTATAATTGAATTACCGATCTGGAGAACTTGTTCGATCGGTTCTCCTTCTTATTATATTCGGAAGGAATGATTTTTATGAAAAGAATTACAAACCGGATGATTACTGATCGCTTTATCGCTGCTTTCGAAAAAGACAAGCCATACACGCCTTCGGAGAAACGACTTATGGGAACCAAACTTGCCAATCTCAAAAAGAATATAAAAGAACATTTAGAAAGTACAGGAAGGGAAACAGATTTATCAGTAGAACAAATCATTATGGATGCAATTGAATATTCTGTAATGCTAAATAAGCCTTATCGTTCCATAGCGTCATTGGGATATGAAGTGCTTGAGCCGTCATTAAACTATTGGGAAAAACGCCGCGCGTTAGAGAAAATGCAACAGGAAAAGCAAGTTTCTGAATCAAAACAAACACAACACAATGAATCCGACACAACAAACCAAGTAGAAGAACACGTCTACCACAACAATAAACAAACTCCGGCATGGATGGATTTAGAAAAATGGTAAAGGTGGTGCTTATCATTGTCCAAGAAAATTAAACGTATAAATTTTTTGAAGGGTTATAAAGTGGTTATCAAAGATCATGCATTAAAACGTTACATGGAACGTGCAAGAGTATCAGAAACAGAAGCGAAAGCCACATTGGAAACAAAGTTTCGCAATTCACGCTTATCTTGTTTACGACCGGACGGATCGGAATTAAGAAAAGAAGTTTCTGGTTCTTTAAATAAACGTCTAACATTCGTTGCCCAAAAGAAAGGACGCACCTTCTACGTTATCACCTGTTACTTGCAAGGGCCGAGACATAATTTTTGGAAAAAATACGATAAAGAAACGAGGTCGAATGAATATGTCAAGAAATAAGAAAGCTATAGCGCCTACTAAGTTAACAAGAAAATGGTTGGATCAAGATGTAAATGGCATTATGTATTTAGAAGAGCATGGTGTTAGATTGCCGAACGATTTTATCGACTGGAATACCTTAAGTGGTGAAGTTACAGAATGGAAAATGAGCGCAAAGGAGTTGAAAGCTTACAATGAAAAAATTAATTTGTATAGTCGGAGAGTCCGGAAGTGGTAAGAGTGCAATTTATGATGGACTTAGGAAACGCGGGTTTAAAGTGATTGACAGCTTTACGACAAGGCCGAGGAGGCGCGAAAACGAACGTGGGCATATATTTGTATCTCAAGATGAATTCGAAGCCATACGCGGAAATCTGGTGGCTTACACAATGTTTAATGGATACGAATATGGAACGACGCGGGAACAAATTGAAACAAGTGACTTTTATATTATTGATCCAGCCGGTCTTGATTATTTGGCTGAAAAAGTAGGACGAGAAAATTTGTTCGTTGTTTATATATATTGTGGCGAAAAAGAAAGATTGGAACGTATGACGCGAGAACGCGGAAGGAAATCCGCACGCGAACGAATTAATCACGATAAAGACGCGTTCAGAAATTTCTTAAATCATGAAAAATGGGACGTTTGTTTGGCTAACGAACATTATTACCAATTGACTCAAATTATTGAAATACTTAGCGATAAAGCGAAAGAAATGCGGTGAATTGAATGACTAATGTGAAAGACAATCTTTTCAGTATGAACACGGAAATATATATCATCAAAGTAATGCTTAACCGTCCTGATTCAATTGTTGAAATTGCTCAAAAGTTACATCCGGATGATTTTTACTACAAGCCTATGCGTCACCTTTTCGGCGCAATTAAACGTTTAAGTGTCCAGGGAGATGTAACACCAGATGGTATCATGACGCTTCTTGAAAACGAAAATAGGGAAGGATATGAAATTCTTAAGGCTGCCGGTGGTACAAGCGCGATTATGACGTTAATTGACAATACGCTACCACATACGCCGTCTGTAGAATCACATATTGAATCATTAAAATCGTTTACCTACAGACGCAACGCTGTTGACGTAGCAGATAAGTTAAAAACGTTTGTAACAACGAATATTGATACTGATAAGAACAGACAGTTTAAAGATGTATCAGAAATTGATGATAAGATAAAAGAACTTACGTACGGTCTTGCGGAATCGTTGGGAACGAAAGAAGAGATTAAGCCTATTGGATCAAAGATTGAAGAAGTGAAACACATGCTTTTGAATAAAGAAATGAGTGGCATAAGTATTTCTGGGCTTTACCCGAAATTTAATGGCTTGATAAAACAGCTTAGAAAAAAAGCGCTATATATATTTGGGGCGCCTGAAAAGACGGGGAAATCAACGTTTATGCTTGACATTGCGTGGTATGTCGCACGTGTATTAAATATTCCCGTTGCTTATGGAGATACTGAAATGAGTACTGAAGAACAACTTTTACGTATCGTTTCAAAGGAATCAGGCGTTCCAGAAGACAATATCGTCAATAACTATGAACGCTTAAATGAAAAGCAAATGAAAGATGTCGAAGAAGCGTGGAAGGTTATTGAACGAGCACCTTTTTATCACTTTAATTGTAACAGTTTGACTAATAATGAATTAGAAAGTAAAGTTAAGTTACTGCAACTTCAATATGGCATACAATTATTTGTTTATGATTATCTAAAACTACAAGCGCACGAAGTAGAAAAAGGGCGACTCGATATGATATTGGCAGCAAAAATTGACACTCTGAAGGAAAAGATTGCAAAGTCTTGCGATATTCCTGTGATTAGCTCCGGGCAAATGCGCAAAGACGAAAAAGG